TATACAAATGGCAGTAACTAAGGTAATAGAGATAGAAGTTAATGATAACTTGGATGAAACTACAAAAAATGTCAAAAAATTAAACAAAGAAGTAGATAATACCAAGGAAAAATTTAAAGATACTAAGAAGGCTTCTGATGATGCTAAGAGTTCAGTAGATTATTTTACCGGTGGAATGGTATCTAAATTTCAACTGTTAACTTCTGCTATTGGTAATATAATCAAATCATTTGGTTTATTAAAAATAGCTATAATTGGTACTGGTATTGGGGCTTTGCTTATTTCAATTTTAGCAATTAAACAAGCGTTTACTTCGAGCGAAGAAGGTCAAAATAGGTGGGCGAAAATATTGCAATATGTAGGTACAATAGTAGGAAATGTTACCGACATATTAACCGAAATGGGGAATAAGTTAATCTGGATTTTCACACACCCTGTTGAAGCTATAAAGAATTTTTCAAATTTAATAAAACAAAACATAGTTAATAGATTTAATGGTTTATTAGAGTTAATACCTAATTTAGGTAAAGCTATTACTAAATTGTTTAGTGGAGATTTTAAAGGGGCTGCAAAAGTAGCGGCTGATGCTGCTGCAAAAGTTGCTCTCGGTGTTGACGGTATAACAAATAAATTAAACGAGTCTGCAAAAGCAATGCAGAACTTTATTAAAGAACAAGAAAGAGAATTAGCGATTGCCGAGCAAATTGCAAATAAAAGAGCGAAAGCTGATAGAATAGAACGTGACTTATTAGTGGAGAGAGCGAAAGCAGATAGAGATATTGCAGATTTAAGAGATAAAGCGGTACAGAAAGACATATATTCCGTAGAGCAAAGAATTGCATTTTTAACAAAAGCACAAAGTATAGAAAATGCGATTGCTAAAAAAGAAATAGAAACTGCAAAATTAAGAAGAGATGCAAAAATTGAAGAAAATAAATTAAGTAATTCTAATAAAGAAGCGTTAAAGGAAGAGCAAGAATTAAGAGCGAGAGTTATACAATTAGAAACTCAAAGCTTAGAAGCAAATAAAGCTTTAAATAAAGCATTATACACGGCAAGACAAGAAGCTCGTGCTGATGCTAAAATGTTATCAGACGAAAAGAAAAAACAAAAAGATGAACAAGATAAAATAAACGCTGACAATCGTAAGAAACAATTAGAGGAAGAAGAAACTATTTTAAATCAAAGTTTACAAGCTAAAGAAAAAGCATTTCAAGAATTTAATAACGAAGTAGAACAATCTTTAAATAATTATTATGATACTTTTAAAACTGAACAAGAGAAAGAAATTCAATTAGTAGATGATAAGTATTTTTCATTATTAGAAAAAGCAAAAGAATATAATGAAGAAATAAAAAATAATAATAAAATAGCCGAGGAGGATAAAATAAATTATTATATAAATGAAAAAGAATTAGAAATAGCACACAAAAGCGAATTAAACGATATTAACACAAAATACGCAAACGAGCGAATAAAAACAGAGAAAGAAACAAACGATAGAATAAAAGAGGATAACCAAAAACTTCAAGATGCTAAATTAAGTGTAGCTCGTAGTGGATTTCAATTAATTTCTGAATTAGCGTCTGACTTTGCGGGAAAAAATGAGAAACAACAAAGAAGAGCATTTAACGTACAAAAGGCTGCTAACTTAGCTGGTGCAACTATTGACGGATACAAGGCTGTTACTTCAACTTATGCTCAAACAGTAGGTGGTCCAGTGTTAAAAGGTATAGCAGCGGGTATAGTTGGTGCGGCTGCATTTGCACAAGTAGCAAAAATAGCAAGTACAAGTTTTGATTCGCCAAGGGTAGATTCTGGAAGTGGTAATATATCAGGTGGTGAAAGTCAAACACAAGCACCTTCATTTAATATTGTAGGTCAAGGTTCGGTTGGTAGTTTACCACAATTAGAGCAAAAACCAATACAAGCATTTGTTGTAAGTGGTGAGGTAACAAGCCAACAAGCACTTGATAGAAATAGATTAAGAAACGCAACATTATAAATTTAAGTTATTAACACATGAAGAAGTTACAAGAAATCGAACTTAAAATAGTTGACGAAAATATTGACGGTGTATTTGCTATCAGTTTAGTAGATAGACCAGCAATAGAGGAGGAATTTATATTACTTTCTAAAATGGATTGTCAATTCAAAGTTATTGACGAGTTGAAGCGTGAAGTAGTAGGTTTAGCATTAGTACCTAATAAGAAAATTTACCGAAAATTAGGTGATAAAGAATTTAATATCTATTTCTCGGAGGATACGATTGCAAAAACTCAAGAGCTTTACATGAAAAATTGCAACAACAACAACGTAACATTAGAACACGAAACAGAAACAGACGGTGTTACATTAGTTGAAAGTTGGATTGTTGAAGATACTAAACAGGATAAGTCTAATTTATACGATTTAAACGCACCTAAGGGTAGTTGGGTAGTAAAGATGAAAGTGTATAACGATGAGGTTTTAAAAGGCATTAAGGAAGGTAATTATAACGGTTTTTCAATAGAGGGTAAATTTGACGGTTTAGAGCAATTAAAAGCAAGTGAACACGACGAAACAAAAGAGTTAATTATCGACTTCTTAAAAAGTATATGAGTAAAACACCTTACTTCATACAATATAATGAAAACACCACTATAACAGATAGTGATTTTTTCTACTTTGATAATAATACGGATACTGCCCAAACGATTTCGTATAGTGATTTAAAAACACAATTAGAGGTTGAATTAACTTCAAGTGTATCTACTGATTTTGTTTTTATAAATCAAAAAACAGATTTACCGACGGCTGTTTCAAACGTAATAACATTAGAAGATAATATAACTTATTACTTTACAACAACCGTAGATTTAACAGGCGATAGATTAGTAGGTGGAGAAAATACAGTTATATTAGGTTCGTCTTCTGAAAATAGTCGTATAACATCGACAGGTTTAGGAGTTGGTGTACCTTTGTTTTATACCGAATGGACTACACCTATAAGACACGTTACTTTTCAAGATGTGGATACTGCTATTCATATTGTAGGAAATGTTAACCCTCCCGTTGCTTTAGACTGGACAGGAGTAAACTTCTTAAACGTGCCTAATATAGGTTTAATTGATACTTGCGATAACTGGATTTATTCTAAAGGTGCTATATTAAATAGTCAAAATTTACAATTTAGCGGTACGGTTGGAACGGTTGGAGTAGATAATTCAATCTTTGTAGGTACAGGGAGTGCTGGTAATATATTAGATATACTTTCTACTTGTACAATTACGAGAAGATTTAGATTGATTTATTCATCTATGGTAGTGTTTGGCTCTACAGTTGGTGTAAACGTAGACTCAAGTGCAACTATACCAGTAGAAGGGTATATATTAGACACTATAAATTTTAGTGCTGGAGGAACTTATACGAGCGGAGTCGCTTATACAGATAATAAAACACTCTTTGTAAATAATAAAGGTGTGATTAATTCAGCAGAGGTATCAAACTATTATATGTTTAACAATACCACATCAACAACTATAAGTAGTTCAGGTGTTGCAGTAAAGATATTAGGAACAACAACACCGAATGCTATTAATCAAAAATTTACTCATGCAGATAATAAAGCAACTTATGTAGGTGCTATTACACGAGATTTCCAAGTATCTGCAACGGCAACGTTCACATCAGGGAATAATCAAGTAATAGGTATTTATGTAGCGAAAAATGGAACTATTATAACAGATAGTGAAATGTATGCAACAACTTCTGGTAGTGGTCGTGCTGAATCTATACATATTCAAACTATATTACAAATGGCTGAAAATGACTATATAGAGATTTTTATTGAAAATAGCACAAGCTCAACAGATATAACAGTTGAATATTTAAACGTAATAACTAAATCTTTAAATTAAACATAATGGCAAAAAGAAACACAAGCCCAAAAGGCGGCAAAAGAGGATGTCTTTGCGAAGACGGCACATACTCAAAAGAATGTTGTAAAGGCGAGAATATCAACCAGGGTGTAGGCTCACTTGTTAACAACGGAAGTTCAAACGTGCAACACACTATAAACGAACGGGTTGTATCAACTTCAAGAGGGTAAATAAAAACAAAAAAATTACTATTTAGTTATTAAAGAAAAAAACAAATGAAACAAGAAGTAATTAATGCAATTAAAACGCTTAAAACTTACTTAGGAATGGAAGTTAAATTAGCTTCTATGAAGTTAGTTGACGGCACTGTGATTGAAGCTGAAATGTTTGAAGCTGGTCAAATGGTTAGTGTAATGTCTCCAGAGGGTGAAGCTTTTCCTTTACCTGTTGGTGAGTATGAACTTGAGGACGGTAAACTTTTAGTAGTTCAAGAAGAGGGCGTAATTTTTGAGATTAAAGAATTACCAGCTGAAGAAAAAGAAGTTGAGCAACCTACTGAAGAAATGCCAGTTGAAGCTTCTGAAGAAACAGAAAGACAACCGAAAAGAGTTGTTGAAAGCAAAGAGTATCATTTTTCTGCTGAAGAAATTAAAGCTTTAGTAGATGAAGTTGAATCTTTGAAAAAAGAAATCATTGACTTGAAAGCTGAAAAAATGGTTGAATTAAAAGAGGAAGAACAACCTACTGATGTGGTAGAGTTTTCAGAACAATCAAACCCTATTAAGTTTAACCCTGAAAATGAAAACAAAGTTGATATTATCCAACTTTCACCAAAAGCACCAGAATCTGGTATTGATAGAATATTGAAAAATTTATATAACTAAAAACAAATAAAAAAATGGCTACAACATTAAGCTTAACAACTACGTATGCTGGTGAATCAGCTGCGAAATGGGTACACGCTTCATTATTAAGCGGTAACACTTTAGCGAATGGAGGTATGACAATCCTACCAAACATTCCTTACAAACACGTATTACATCGCTTGTCTACAGACGCATTATTAAAGAATGCTTCTTGTGATTTTACGTCTACATCTACTGTAACAATTACAGAG